GCATATGGCAGAAGTTGTTCGGCAAAATCTGCAGTGCCTTCTAAGTCAGCAACTATTGTACCGGCGTCACCAGTAACTGTTTCACTAGTTATAGTTGCTACTGGAATAAAAGTAAATTTACCAACACTATCATCATAACCAAAAAAACCAGTCTTTGCAGATCCATCAAAATAATTAAATGAAATACCCCTGTCTTTGTTATCATCAAGCGTTGGACTACCACTGCCAAGAATAATAATAGGATCTTCAACAGTTAAGGTTGTAGAATTTACTGTAGTTGTAGTTCCATTGACAGTAAGATTGCCGAGTATACTAAGGTCATCAGAAAGAGTAACGTCTCCGGCATTACTAATTCTGATAGCCTGTCGGCCATCTGGTGACTGAGAACCTATATATCCATTGTCAGGAATTAATAACGAACTATTTCCCAAATCAATAGTAAAGTCCGAACTAGAATCAAAAACTCCACTTGATCCATATTGTCCATAAAAAACTAATCCCGAGGGATTTGGCGGGTTATCTAATGGTCTATATGACATAATATTATTTCTCCGTTATTATAGTAGGTACCAATTTTGATTATTTGATAATATTGTAACGCTTTCATTTTTGTATCTTAATAAAAATGAAGGAGAGTTATCGATTTTTTCTTCGGGACTATATGGTAAAATAACCACATTATGATCCCCCAAATTTTTAATAATAAGCTCTTTGCCTCCATAATTTATGGCGGTATGTAGATATATATTAATTTCACCATTTTCTGTATCGCAAAAAATTACATTATCATCTGCTTCTGCAAAATAAGTTTCATCAATATTTTTGTAATTTCTATATACACTACCGTATACACCACCAATAGGAATTAGGTCATCCCAAGAACTTTGCCCATCTCCAATTTTTAAATAATTATTAGAAAAGTCATATCCTGGCTCTCCACTTGCCAACACAGGATTGATAGAATGCCATTCAGAATTCTGTCCTTTTCTTATTTGTATAAGAGTTTTTCTAGGCATAAAATTACCTACATTGGATTATGGAGTTCCACCATCTACTAAATTTAAGTTATTGATGTAATACTGTATGAGTTGTGTTAAGCCTATCACATTTTCTGCTAAAACACTAGGGAAAATAATATCCAAACCACTGCTGACTTCTACTGTATGTTGGTTAGTAGTAATCAGGTCTATATAATTACAGGATGGCTTAGGATCTCCTTTAGAAACACTTATCTCCAAATTAGGTGCGTCTCTGTGGGCAATTTCTATTGTGTTGCAGGTTGATGTGTTTTCTGAAGAAGTAATTATTTCTACATTGGTTTTATTTACTGTGACATCTGTGCATGTTGAATGACCAATTGATGTTTCTATTTGTATATTTTGAGAATTATTTGATATCTCTATTCCACTCATGTATCACAGTCCAATATTTCTGTGGACTTACTATATCTTTTGATTATTTTTACATTGCCATAAAGTATTTTTAATGTATATTTTCCGCCTTCTGAATAAAAATCATCATCTGATTGAAGTTCTAAATCATATTTAGCACTACTAAAGTCGAATCCATTAGTAGTTATGGCGGGAAACTCTAAGGTTAATTTTCCAGCAGTTCCATCTATAGAAAATTTATATTTAGCCAAATCTGTATTTTCGCTGGTGAATTCTGTAGTAATATTGGTATTTGTCTTCCAAATAAGTCTGGCGCACCAGTTAGTAATATCTATTATATTATTACTGTCGTCTTTATAAACTATGGATATCCTAAAAGAAGAACCTTGTTCGATTTCAAAATCGTATTGTGCTGCACTCATGTGTAGTTCCTGTGATCTTTGTATAGACTAGTTATTACTATATACACTATACAATAAAAAAGGGCCAGCCATTGCTAGCCCTTTTCTTGACAGTTTAGTACTGATCGACCTATTATAGAGAACCGAGAATAACTCTACGATTATCTAGTACGGCAAATCCGACTTCTGCCCATCCATAGAAGCCAGCTCTCTTTTGACGATGAAGTGTTTCATCTTCAAAGATTTGTACTTCCTGACGAACAGGCATGATAAAGCTATCGTTCTTACGCAAATCTAGGCCGACAACGATTTCTTCGTCGCTGGCACCCATGGTTGCTGTTAGGGTATCATCATAGAATAGTTGATACTCTTGTCCAGCTCCTAGTTCGTCTAGGTCATGGAGATTTACGCCAAAGATACGATTAACAGCACCATCGGCAGCTGTATAAATTTCTCTTCGAGTAATCTCATCAACCTGATCAACATTCCAATTCCTGATGTCTTCCATAGCTTCTGGTGAGACATACAAGTCAGTTAGTAGGCCTCTGTCGTTAGAGGCAGAATTGCCGCCGCCATTACGTCTCATAACGGTTTTCATGAGACTAACTAGTCTCTTGGTGAACTGACCGACATCTGCATCACTATCGTGAACAACAATGTTTCGGTCAACACCAGCGGCAAGGAGAGTATGCCAGCCATCATCATTCATTTTTTTGACGAATTGTGACTCTAGTACTTCCATTGCACGACCAACAACATCCCATCTAGCATCTCTTGCATACTTTAGTAGGTAGTCGATGCTTGCGCCAACGTCATAAGTTGGAATCATGACATAATCGCCTTCGACATGTCGTTCTGGAATACGACCATGATTAGGGATTGTATATGCTACAAAATCTCTCTCGCTTCCTGGAGATAAGAAATCTAGAGGAAACTCAGGAGTAGCACCTGGAGCTAGTCTGATAGCTTCAAAGATACCATCAAGAATGTTACCACTTAAAACCCCTTGACGAAGGGGAAGCTCAAGAGCCTTAGCAAACTCTGCATTTGCAGCTAGCGATTCTTCTCTGTTAGCCGAACCTGATTTCTTAAGAAGCTCGGTTAACTCGGGAGATGGCTGAAATTTTTCGATTTGTTCTGACATGTTAAATTCTCCGTTCATTTAGGGTGTAACTTATACGATATTAATTGAAACTTTAGCGAAACCTTCTGAGTCAGGGCCGCTTAGGAATGTACCGACTCTAGCGGCACCAACCTCGGCAACTTCTGTCAAAAGACCACTTGCGCCAACATAGGCTGCGTCACCAGCAGTAGGTGCGCCGTCTAATTGGTCTGTGGTTACTTGTCCAACTCTCAGTAGAGCAACCTTACCACCAACAGTAACTTCGTCTTTATGGAAGTTGATATGTTGTCTAGTGAGGTCAATGTCTACTACGTCGTTAAGTAAAACACCCACTGGGGTCTCTCCACTGGGGGTCGTAGCGTATGCAACAACAGCAGCGCTGTCATCCATAGCAACTCCACTACCTCCAGTAAGAAGGCATGCAACACCACCACGTTCTTCTTCGGTGTTCATGAAAAATGAAATGTCTACAAGACTTTCGATACGATCAGGTTTTAAAGCCATGTTAATTCTCCGTTTATTAAATAGGTTTATTTCTTGCCTAGTCTACTATACACAAAATCTACCAGAGCAGCTCTTGTAGCCTGAGCTTCTGATTCTTCTTCACCACCAATGCCAAGATTTACTTCGTCTTCTACTGTTACTTCATCTAAAATATCAGCAGCTTCTGAAGAGTCATCTTCGTTATCTGTAGCTTCTTCTGTAGTTTCTTCAGCGCCAGATTCTGTAGCCTCTACTGTTTGATCAGCAGCGACTTCTTCAGTTGACTCTGGATTTTGTGTTGAAACTTTAGTTAGTGTTGCTACAATACTATCAAATTGTTCATCGGTAAAATCTTCGAATTGCTTAGTAGTAGCTTCTGCGTCTTCTTCAGACAAACCAGCACTTACCAAACTAGCCATTCTCTTTTTGTACATTTCTGCCATCATTCTTTCTTCTTCTTGTTTTCTGTATTGTGCTACGATTTCTTTTTCTTTATTTAATTCATCTTGCATTTCTGCAATTTTTTTATCGTACATAGCACATAATTCCGCTTTGGTCTCTTCTGTCTTAATGGCGAGTTCTTCACCAGCAACTGTGAGTTCTTTTTTCATTTCTTCAATAGCCGATGCATGAGAAGCTTCTAGCTCTTCTTTAACTGAAACCAAATTAGCCTCACACTCTTCTGATGCTTTGGCTTGAGCTTCTTGATGCTCTTTTAGAGCAGACTCGTTTGCAGATGCTGCTTCTTGAACCTGAGCTTCAAGTGCTTCAATCTTTTGTTTTAGTTCGTTGTTGAGAGTCTCAAGATCTGAAACTTGCTCTGTTGCTGTTGTATTTTCGGCCATAATATCATTCTCCATTGAGTGTGAACATGCTTGATTATCAAATACACCTATTTTTTTATTTTGGTCAATTTTTTTTTCGTCTAAAAAATTATTTTTACTGAATATTATACTATCGCTATTAGCGGGCTTGTCAACAAAACCTTTGCCACTAAAAGTGATACTTCTTAATACTCTACCAATTTTATAGTTTTCAAATTCTCCTGTCCCGCCATATGCTCTTAAGTGCTTGGTAAGATAAGAGGTATTTTCATTTCTGTTAAGTACTTTATATTGTCCTGTAGATTGATTAATTAATCCATAATCAAAATTATTGAAAAAACATTCCATGCTGACATATTTTTTTCCGCTTTCGATTTGATGGATAAGTTCTTCACTTCTGCTTTTTAAAGAAGCGTCGCTGAATGCTCTGTAAATCACAGAAGCAGTAACGATATGAAATTTATCTGGCAAATTAGCTACAGAAGTTTCTTCTGGAATAATTTCTCCATTTTCATCGATGGGCCAATTAGATACAATATGTCCAATAATTGTATTTTCGTCGTGTTCTAGGTTGGTAGGCTTATCTTCTGGAGTATTTTTAGCTGCCCATACTTCAGCTTTATCAAAAATATCATCATTTTTATTCCAGTTGCTACTCACCAATATAGACTGAGTATAGTAGAGATCTTTGTCTGAATATGAGGCTAGCGACTTAAAGTCTTTTTTATTAATGGATAAAGAAGATTCCATTGGCTCTACGCAACTAGCATAGGTGATCGAGCCTTTGCATAGCATATCAATAGATATGCCGTCCTTCTTTTCTTGTTCGTATATTATCATTATTTATTCTCCATACTGGTATCAAAGTCTCTATACACCAAAGTATAAAATATGGCCTTTGCTTGCTTCTGGTCTTCTATTGACATCTCCGAATTTAATTCGGACTGTAAACTGTATTTCCACTTATTAAATAGTGAAATTGTATTATTGATATCTGGATTATTGATTTTTGTTAAATGGTCTTTAATTAAATTTTCTGATATTGTTGAAAATGGACTAACACTGAATAGTAGTTTAGTTTTAATAGAGTCTAATTCATTATATTCTGAACTAGATAGGCTTCTGATATTTTTTTTATCATAAAATTCAAGAAGTATAGGATGAAGATGTTTGGATATCTGGTCTTGTGCCTTAGTAGCCCACAACATGATTGTTGCTCCGGTTTGAGGGGCAAACTGTTTTTCTTTTCTTTTTTGAGTATCTTTAGAATTTCTAGGTCTACCTTCACCAGAAACACCGGTTTTGTTCTTGGCATTATTGATTTTACTAGACTCCAATTCTTTCTTTATATCTGTAAGACTTTTTTCTCCTCGTTTTTTAGGATCTAATTCTAGTCCTACTTCGCTAGGAGTGGCAAGACCTAATTGTAGAGCTATTTTCTTTAAGGATGAATCAAAAGCATTATCAGAAAATGGTCCGGATTTAGCTGGCATTTTCTTTTTCTTTCTGTCCTTATCTTCTCTTTTGACTCTAAATCTTTCCATATCATTATCAAAACCAAAGCGGGTCTTAAGTACTTCTTCCGATATAATATTGCGATCTGCTAATTGTATAAGTAAGGCCTTTTCGCTTTCTTCATTACTCAAGTCCATTTTGTCAAATTCTATATGTGCTGGCGTAGAAAATCCCATAGCCTTTTGAACTATTCTAATTTCATTTTCCCAAAATTTTGCCAAAACATCTCTGCCATACTGCAATCTTTGTGTTAAGGTTTTTAGGCTAATAAAATTATTTGTCGTACCTGCTGCTCCGTATGTACCAGTTAATGTAGGAGGAATACCAAGTCCAGCATACACACTATTTAAATGAGGAGTATATTTGCCTTCTCCTAGAAATTGATGAACACTTGTTCTGCTTTCAAGTAATTCAATATCTGGACCCCACACCAAATCCATCGTACCTCCACCAACATTATTGCCTAAGATCTGTGCCAATTTAGCTGTAGCGCTTTTTGTGGGAGCGATTCTATGTTCTAAATTACCAAGCTTAAAAATACGAATGTTGGAAATAGCACCGTCTAGTGCTGCCATATCAGCAAGTTTTAATTTTTCAATAACTGTAATATCATCCATGATAGCATAAATCATAGGATATGCCCAACTTTGCCAGTCATCTTTTTTGTAATGAAAAACCATAATAGACTCAGGATCCAAAGGATATTTCTTTTTGCTTTTAGCTGCTTCTATAATTTGAGTCGGTAGATTATCTATGATTTTCCTTGCCGCATCACTATCTGGGGCATTAATCATTTTTCTTAAAGAGGCAGGAAGACTTAGTTCATACATTTTATTTCTAACGAAAGAAGCAGCTTCACCTCCTGCAACATCTACATATACAGGATCGATAAAAGTATATATCCAAGGAATTTCCTGTGGTCTAACGACACTATCTAGATCTAATATTCTTATTTCAGCAGCAGCATTAGCGGCATACATTTGCTCCATAGCCTTGGCGGACAATTTTCCGGTTTGTCTATTTAAAACAACATTGCCAGATTTATACAGATTATTTAGGAATCTTTCGCTTCTGTCTTTTCCATTAATTCTTCTAAACCATTCCTGATAAAATCTTTCTGTTTTTTTAACTTTATGTACTAGTCTAATGCCCTGACTAGCAAAATCTCCCATCAAATCAATAACATTCTTTACTAAACCGACCCTCTGATATATGTCGTCTGCTTTTCGTAATATGTTTTTGATTTTTCTAGGAACCCTTTCGGAGTCTCTAAAATAATCATAGTCACTTCTAGTAAGGCCTGGCCTACCATCGGTAGATGTATCAAGGCCAGAATAATCTAATCTATATCTAGAATTGGCCCTAGAGGATTGTATGCCGCCATATTCTTCTAATGCTCCAGCAGAAGCCTTCATTGCTCTTTCTTGGCTAGCCGTATCCTCTCCCCATAAAATATATGCTTCTTCTTTATCGTCTATCTTTGCATCTGGTATATTGTTGTTTTTTGATGTCATAATATATGTAATTGTATTGTAATTGTATTAATATGGTGTTTTATCTATATACACCAAGATATATATCATCTCTATTTACTGCCGATGTGAACCAATCAGGACCCTTGTATAAATCCCCTCTATTTTTATCACTAATGAGTTTAAGATTTCCTCCAACATTATCAAAATCCACACTTTGGCTGGGCCTATTGGCTTGTCTAGCCATCATATTTGCTATTAAAAGAGAGCTATATCTATCCTTTCTTAATCTGCCCTTTTTACCATTCTGTAATTTAATTTCAGGAGTATCCCATCTATCTCTAGCATTCGGTCCCGTGCTAGTCTGGCTCATTACTATTGTAGTCAATTCGTTTTTTAATTCTTCTATTTCTAAAATGCAATCACTTACACTATCATAAAGATTATCAAGAGACGATTCAAGTACATTCTTTCCTTCTTTTTCTAATGCTAATCCCAGAGTTAGATTATCAAATCTTGGAAAAAGCAAACTTCTATCTTCAAAATCTTTTCTTAATCCATGATTAGCTTGGCTAGTCCAATCTGCCTTCGCAAATTGCACCATATCTAAGATATGTAAACCTGGTTGATCATCTGTGTCTTTTCTTTTATCTGGATCTATAATTGGCAGTATTAATTTTTCTCCATCTTCTAGATTATTAGGGTCATGTAATGCCTCCTCAATAGCAATACCGCCACCCTGAGCATCCATCCCTATTAATACCGGAGGAAAAACTTTCATCAAATTTCTAATTTTTCTAGCACAAAAATTGTAGAAATCATATTCTTTAGCTAATCCGCTTTTTTGTCTATCTTTAAAATTTCCCCTATTAGTAGTCCAAACATATACAATTCTAGTATGGTCGTGATGTAGTTCTAAAACCACTATGCTAAAATTGTCTTTCTCTGAAGCTGGGTCGATGCCATAAACATAATGCCTATTAGAATTACCTTGAGTAACAGCATCAAACAGTATTTTTTGATCATTAATAATGATGGGGCTCTCTTCGTTTGCTACACAAGATTCTATAAGACTTCTTTTAAAAAACCCATTGCTGTCATTAACAAAACAAGCAGCATATTCCATATTATAAATACCAGTATGAATAGTAGCCTTTGCTCTTGCTACCTGTTTGTCATCCATGAACCCCTTAGGTATCAGCTCATAAGGAATACGAATAACGCTATAATCTTTCCAATTAAAATTTTCTGGCACTTCTCCTTTGAAGATCTCTTCTAATTTTTGTTGATCTCCTTTGCTTTCAATAATCTTCTTATATCTGTTCCAATACTGAGCAAAATGTTTGAAGCCATAATCTGCAGTACCACTAATGATAGCCTGATTGCTTTTTGTAACTGTTAATTGCTCCAATGCTTCTGTCCAAACACCAGCTTCTATCATGGCTTGTTTTTTTGCCTGTAATTTTACATTTTCAATAGGAGTAGCACTAACCGCAGCAAAACCAGCCACAACAGTCTCATAAATATCTGGAGATATAGAAGCAAATTCATCAGCAATAATAATATGGGCTCTCAGGCCTCTAATTTTACTACCATCGCCCATAGGAACAGCAATGGTCCAACTGTCTCCAAGTCTGATAGTGCATCTGTCTACGTCTCTTCTAGGACCATCTTCATTTCCACTGAAAATACTTCTTAATATTGGACTATTTCTCCATATAGTTTCCATATATTCAAATAGGATTTTACTCTGTCTAAAAGCAGCCCCAACAACAACTATTTTAGTGCCTGGAACAAATGTACATTTTAGTATACAGTACAAACTCATTAAAAAAGATTTACCAAAACCACGACTGGCAATAAACATAGGAAATGGTCTATTCCAAAACTCTTGAAGAATGGCTGCCTGTATGGGATGTAGCTGTATATTTAATAGTATTTTAACTGTAGATGCTATATAATCAGGATTTTTTATAATCCTCATTAAGTGAACATCTGGTTTTTCAATGTCTGCTTTAGTGCGATTGATCATAGGATTATGACCAATAGAAAGATTACTTAAATCTCCAAGACCTAACCAAGCGTCATCATACACTGTGTTTTTAGCCATTGGCTTCTTTTTCTTTTTTGGCTTTTAATCTACGAGACTTCGAAATCGATCTCTGAACCATCATCTTAGCTGCTGTTCTAACAAAAGGCAATTTCCTTTTTCCTGCCTCTTCTTCTAACCAGCTTAATATTGTTCCAATATTTTCTTCGCACCAGTCGGGACCCTTTTGATTCATTTCTATAGCATGTCGACGACAGCTACAATTTGGAGTACTCTTAATGCCCATAGTGCTAATCATACCAGATAAAATACTGCCAGGGCCATCAGGATCAGATTCTAAAGTCTCAGGAAACAATCCTTGCAGAAAAGTCTGAGGATCATCTCCCATTAATTCTTTTAATCTTTCTTGATATTTGCTCAAAGACCTAGTATCTCCTAATTCGTCGTAAGTAGGACCAAAAAACAATGTTAAATGTTGAGGAACTCTCTCAATCTGAGCTCCCAAAATCTTCATATGAGGCTGGTCATAATAAGTAATTCTTAATTCATCTACAGAAAAAGCTTCTGGTTTGACCACCTTATTGGTGCTCTGATCAGTATAGGGCATAGCTTGTAAAGTAACTGTTTTATCAAGTTTCATTGCTGGTTCTCCTGTTTTTTTCTAGGTAAAAAATTCTTTTAAAGATTTGTTCGGCCAAATGCTCAGCATTAGCTGCATTGTCACAAAATATTACATCTATATTGTAGTTTAAATTAAGCTCAAGTAAATTTTTAATAATATAATTAGGACTAATTCTAATTTTATCCCACATGCGCTTAGGTATATTAGAGCCTACGGGATATCTTAATACGTCAGAAAGATTGAATTCCAATAACACATAAGAAAACTCAACTTCAGACAGCCTACCTGTCCAATCCTTAAAACGCTTCTCTGTAATATTATTGGCGAATTCATTAACCGATTTCTTTCTCTCTATAGTAACAATATTTTCCAGTCCTTCGATACTATAATCTCCAGTATCTAGCTTTTGTTTAGCTGTAGCATAATTTTTAAAATCCCACGGCTGTTGCTCTCTAGAGTCAACTATAATAGTAAAATCATCGCTTTGCATTGTTTGCCACTATCTTAAAAAAAACAGATTCATAAATCTGCTCATCTCCTTTTATCATGTCATGATGTGCTCTACATAAAGTAATACCGTTATTTATATCAAATCTTAATCCTGGACAATCAGCCCACCTTTTTATATGATGTACATTTAGTCTCTTTTTATTATTACACCCATACCATTGACATTGATGCTTATCTCTAGACAAGACTTGTTTTCTAAATTTTTTATATAATGGATCTTGATAATCTCTATACGCCATTTGAATAATATTTAATATCTGAAGTAACCATTTCTTTCACCAAAGAAGAGAAGGATATTTGCGGTGACCACCCCAATTGTCTTTGTGCTTTAGAGGCATTTCCTCTTAAATAGTCTACTTCTGCTGGTCTGAAAAATTGCTGATCTATCTCTATATATTCTTGATAGTCTAATCCCACAGAACCAAATGCCTCATGTAAAAACTCCTGAACACTATGCTCCTCTCCGGTAGCAATAACATAGTCGTCTGCCTGTTCTTGATTGAGCATCATTCTCATAGCCTCTACATAATCCTTGGCATGTCCCCAGTCTCTATAGCTATAAATATTTCCTAGTTTAAGCTTTTCTGTAGTAAGTCCATTAATTAATTGACCTATGTATTTAGTAATTTTTCTAGTAACAAAATTTTCACCCCTTCTGGGGCTTTCATGATTAAATAGTATACCGCTACAGGCATAAAGTCCATAACTTTCTCTGTATAGTCTAACGGTATGATGACTAGCTACTTTTGCTATTGCATATGGGCTTTGAGGATTAAACTGAGTAGATTCATCTTGGTATTTACCGTCATGTTCGCTAAAACTATAATTAGAACCAAACATCTCGCTAGTACTAGCTTGATAAAATCTCGTTTCAGAATTATAATTCCTGATAGCCTCTAGAATATATGTAACTCCAAGAGTATTAATTTCTAGTGTTGTACAAGGCTGTTTGAAGCTGGTCGCCACATGGCTTTGAGCTGCTAAATTATAGAATTCATCTGGCTTGTGGTCTAATATTACTTGTCCTATGCATACAGGGTCTGTTATGTCAAATTCTTGAAGGGTTAATAATTTATGTCCATTAATTGACCCGAGTCTTTCTAAGCTGTTGGTGCTATTTCTTCTATGCAGACCTATCACCTCATAACCTCTAGATATTAAAGATTGTGCTAAGTAACTACCATCTTGACCATTAATTCCTGTAATACAAGCTTTTTTATTCATCTTTGACGCTTTCTGGAGTTAAAAAGGGTTGATCTACTATGTTATCCTCATACTCGTGATATTCACTCAGTTTATCTTTAAAGCTGTCTGTAGCCGTTTTTAAAATTTCCATCTCTTTGCCTTCTCTCTCTCTGATATCTTCGTCTTCTAGCATTCTGATTAATCCTATCCAGCTACTTTTACCATCTTCAATACGTTTAATTCTTTGTTCTCTAGTGGCTTTCAGATCTTTACTGATTTTTTGTTGTTCGTTAAGTAATTTTGTATATTCATTAGTGTAATTTGCAATACTATTTCTTGCGAAGCTAAGTTGAGTCTCTAAATTTGCAAGCTTAGGAATATCTCTATCATCTTCATCTTTTGCATATTCTTCATCCACTTTTTTTTGTAGTTTTTCTGTTTCTGCTATATGCCTTTTGCGCTCTTTCATGCTTCTATTAATCAAAATATCAATTGTTATAAACTGTTTAATCTGAAGCTCTTCTGCTGCCAAAACATCTTCTCTAAATTGTTTCATAAGACTAACCCAAGTGCTTTCAAAATATTCAAGTTCACCACTAGCTTCATCAAACTGATTTTTTATCTCTAACCAAAAAGACTTGGCATGTAGTTTATCTTTGAGTATTTGATAATCCTTAGCTTCTTCCGAGTTAGCAAAAATATTATGTTCTTCTATATATCTTTTTATAGGAGCGGTACTACGATTTAGATGATCAGCAATATCTTCAATGCTCAGGATACCGTAGTTTTCTCTAATAAATTCTGCTTCTTGTAAGCTAAGCTGTCCTCTTTTTTTAAGGGCTTTTTTCTTAGACATTGTTATTAAAATCCTTTAATAGACATGATATATGGTCCTTGAGCTTATCAAACTTTTCTTTTTTTATTTTAACGCCATGCTTTAGTTTCAGATAATATTCCCTATGTTCTGCATCAATATTTTTATCTAAAAAGGCAATAATCTCTTGGTTCTCTACGTTGTTTTCTGTTATAGAGCTTTGAAAAATCTCTTGTTCATTCTCTATGTATGAGGGTTGCATAATATTCTTTTTTCTTTCGTTCCTTGAGTACCAATTATTGTAAAGCGAACAATCTAATTTATTAGAATATTCTAAGCATCCATGGGATGTTTTTTTTAGATTCTTATCATGAAATTTACATCCTATGCAAGGAGTATCCGGACGCTGATAATTATTTCTTTTAAAATTGAAAAGCCTATTTCTTACATGAGTCCACAAAAAATTCTCTAAAGGTCTTTTTCCGTCATATCTATCTAAGGCCTCTAAGGCAAATACGGATGCCTGTTGTTTCATGTCTTCTAAACTATGATATCCAAATTTAAATTTATGAATTAATTTACGGGTAATTTTATCCAATACTTCTAGAAACTCTTTATCAGAAACTTTTAATTTTACTTCTGGTTTCTTTTCTGTTTTCTTTTTTGTGACTTTGGTTTTAGTAACTTTATTTTTTTTGGTATTATTCTTTTGCGCTGTTTTTTTGGTTTTCTGTTTCTTGCTCATGTAATAGTTGTGCTATGGTTTTTTCTCCATCCTCTTGGTTTAGTTCCTGCTGTACGTCCAAGTGTTCAGATGCTGTTACTTTTAATATTGAAGAAATTAGTTTTTTAATCATAATATAATCTTGCGTTTAGGGTATTAGGATGTATTATAATAAATAATCGGCCAATTAAGTCAAGAGGAAAAAATGAAATATAAAAAGTGGACAGATCAGGAGCTATTATATATAAAACACCATTGTTCCGATATTCCAGATAAAATTGTAGCTCAAAAACTTTCAGAAATAACAGCAGAAACTATTACTAGTAGTATGGTTCGAAGACAAAGGCGTAATATGAATATCAGCAAAAATAAAGGTAGACCCCGAAAAAAGGGAGAAAATCAGTGAAGAAAACAATAATGGTCACAGGAGGTGCTGGTTTTTTAGGAAGTTTTGTAGTAGAAAAAATATCACAAAATCATAGAGTCTTTGTGCCTAGAAGCAAAAATTTTGACCTTACGCAAAAACTAGAGGTAGAAAGGCTTTTTAGTACAATCAAACCTGATGTGGTTATTCATTTAGCAGCAAAAGTGGGTGGAATTGGGGCTAACAGGGAAAATCCTGGCAAATTTTTCTATGATAATGTTATGATGGGAATTAATCTGGTAGAGGCTAGTAGGATATATGGTGTGGATAAATTTATTCATATAGGGACTGTGTGTAGTTATCCTAAATATTGTGAAGTTCCATTTAAAGAAGATGATTTGTGGAATGGATACCCAGAGGAAACTAATGCTCCGTATGGGATTGCCAAAAAGGCTATTATGACCATGCTGGAGGCTTATAGGGATCAATATGGTTTAAAAAGTATGGTACTGTTGCCAGTGAATTTATATGGACCAAGAGATAATTTTAACGAAGATAGTAGTCATGTAATACCAGCATTAATAAAAAGATTTTACCAGGCGAAGAATAATGGAGATCGTATTGTTAAATGTTGGGGTGATGGTAGTGCTAGTAGAGAATTTCTATATGTAAAAGATGCTGCTGACGCAATATCTAGGGCTGTAGATAGCAATATAGAAAATCCTATACCTATTAATTTGGGTGGGTCTGGAGAAATAACAATAAAAAGACTGGTGCAGATAATAAGTGAACATGTAGGTTATGACGGAAAAATAGAATGGGATGATAGTATGCCTAATGGACAACCCAGAAGGTGTCTAGACGGATCTAGAGCCAAAGATTTATTGGGATGGGAATCTAGAACAAATTTTATAGACGGTATTAGAGAAACTATTAGGTGGTATATACAAAACGGATCTTAATTATATGTGTGGAATTATAGCCTATTTAGGTAAAGATAATGCCGTATTTAATGTCATTATGGGCATGGAGAAATTGGAATACAGGGGGTATGATAGTGCGGGCCTGTGTTATATTGATAATGATATATTACATCTAGTTAAACAACCTGGTTGTGTGGCAGATCTAATGAATAAGATAGATCTGAATGCTAATTCGGAAATTTGTATTGGACATACTAGATGGGCTACTCATGGGGCGGCGTCTAAAAGGAATGCTCATCCTCATGTTACTAGGGATTTAAGACTGGCCATAGTTCATAATGGTATAATAGAAAATAGTGAATCTCTCAAAGCAGAACTAATAGACAAGGGATATGAATTTTTATCAGATACGGATACAGAAGTCTTATTGTATTTAATATATGACTATTTCATGGATAATGCAATAGGACTATATGACGCAGTAAAGGTGGCTATGAAAAGAATTGTGGGGGCTTATGCTTTTATTGTTATAGATAAAAGAAATAATAATGAGTTAATATGTGCGAAAAATGGAAGTCCTATGGTTGTAGGGATTCAAGAAAATGGGCTCGATTATTATGTGGCTTCTGATGCGTATGCTTTTCCTAAGGAGATAAAAAAAATTATATATGTAAAAGACGGGAATGTAATCAGAATAAATAATAAAATAGAATCATTTGATGTTAATACTGATAAGATAATAAGTCTGGATATAGAAAAAATTGCTAGAGATTGGTATGATGCAGATAAACGGGGGTTTTCATATTTTATGGAAAAAGAAATATACGAACAGCCGTTGGCAATATCTAATGCTATGGCAGGAAGAATTAATGGATATAGGATTGTTTATGGGGGATTGGAAGAAATATCTCAAAAAATAAAAGAATCTGAGCACATTACAATCATAGCTTGTGGAACTAGCTATCATTCTGGATTATTGGGCAAGTATTACATAGAACATTTTACAAATAAAAAAGTAAGTGTGGAATATGCTAGTGAATTTAGATATAGAGAAAATAAAAACATAAGAAAGAATGACATAGTTATAGGAATTTCTCAGTCCGGAGAAACTGCAGATGTTATAGAGGCACTTAAAGAAGTGAAAAAGTCTGGATGTGTTGTTTTAGGGGTGTGTAATAGTGTAGATTCTTCTATTAGCAGGCTAACAGACGCAGGAATTTATATCAAAGCAGGGATAGAGATTGGGGTTGCTAGTACCAAAGCTTTTACAAACCAGACTATATGTTTAATGATGATGGCATTGTGGATACAGCAACAAGAGGGTGGAGATATATATACAGAACAGAGAAAGGCTATATTGTCGGACGTCGGCAAAATAAGCGATAGTATTATCAAAATATTGCACATAGACAAGCAGATTCATAATATTGCAAAAAAATATAAAAATTATGATAGATTTCTTTTTGTAGGAAGACAATACAATTATCCTGTTGCTCTTGAGGGGGCTCTGAAAATGAAAGAATTGTGTTACAATCATGCAGAAGGATATGCAGCAGCAGAGCTAAAGCATGGGCCGATAGCGCTAGTAGACGATAAAACGGCAACAATAGTAATTAATAATGATATTAAACAACAAATTAAGATGGATTCTACTATAAGGGAAATCAAAAGTAGAGGAGGCAAGATTATTAATATAGATTATGCAAGAAAGACGTCTGATCTGATGTTGATTAGTCCTTCTGAATTAATTGATGAAAACATTGTGGTACCAAATATTATTTCTTCTTTAAGTCCCATATTATCTGTTGTTCCTTTGCAGCTTTTTGCTTTTTATAGTGCTATAGAAAGAGAAAAAAATGTAGATAGGCCAAGGAATTTGGCGAAAAGTGTCACGGTAGAATGATAAGGGTTGACACAACAAGAATGTCACTGTATAATGTGAGAAGGCAGGATTCAGTGCGTCATCTAGTTTTTTAACTAGATTCAAAACGTCATTCTGCCATATTTATTAAATTGAGGAATAAAAAATGAAAAAAATATTGGTAGTATTGATTGTGCTTGTGACATGTAATGGTGTTTATGCTCAGCAACCTAGAACTCTTGGGGGGTTTGGTGCTGGTGGATTGGATGGTAATGGATTTGGAGACCCAGTGGCTAATGACTATGCAGGAATAGATTGGGGATACGATTTTCAAACAGGTATGATTATTAATGGATATGATACTGGTAAAGCTGCCGCTTTTGCCAATCGAATGTCTGGGTCTGGTTCTTATGGCATTCCTATGAGCCCCTCGTCTGCAGGTGGCTACTGGCAGCATAGAGAGGCAGAAATGGATGCTTATTTTAGAATGAGACTAAAAAATAAGATGTATAGAGACAGAGAAAAAAGATACGACAGCTATAGACTTAGCGGAGCATGGGAAGTTATGACATTCGAGCAATATGAAGCGGGAATGTCAGCGGCGTCATCAATATATAATTATATAACTGGCCAATAAACTGGCCAATATCTCACAGGGTCGCCTACTATTTTTGCACCCCCCCGCGTTTTTCGCGGGCAACCCCCACCATTGGGGGGGAATGAAAAAACCCCCCTTCTGTGGGGTAATGCTAGACACCACCCATCTGTGGGGGTAATGCTAAACCCCCTTCTGTGGGGGGGGTAGTGCCGACACCCTGCCGATAGGGGGGGAAACGACTAGTGTACAGTGTACAGTATTTTTCACGATACAAACTGTCCAAAAAAAATCTGAAAAAAAATCAGAACGTAAACCATTGGGGGATATAGACTTACGAAAAAAATCGAAAAAAATTCAATTTTGCTATTGACTTTTGCCGATACTTAGGTATAATTCAGGCATGAAAGACAACAACAACAACAACCGAGAGGGTAGAAAAATGAACTTGGAAATTTTCACTGTTTACGTTTCGGATTGCTGCGGTGCATATCTTGATGATGCCCACGTTGAACATGGCATTTGCCACGATTGCGGTGAGCATTGTGAAATTGTGACAGAGGACTATCCTGCCACCCCCGTTTGTGGGGGGTAGGAAAAATTCTGAAAAATTCTCTTGACGCCAACCAAAATTGCCGATATACTCTACAGACAACAACAACAACCACCACTAGGAAACGAAAAATGTTCAACGCTCAACAGATTGCCGACGCTATCGCCACGATCGACGCAAAGGCTGGGCCTACGCTCTACACCCCCCAAAAGAACCACGAAGCCTATATGCTCTACCACTACCCCAAAAGTGGGGTGGCTTGCGAGAATCTGGTATTTCAGACAATGCTGCAGCATGGTCTGCAGGCTGACTGGGTCGGTGATGATGACAGTCACGACATATCCCTCTACGTGGGGGGTCGCCTAGTCCGTGTCGAGGTCAAGTCTAGTGTCATGCACGGTACGCCCGCACGGTTCAAATTTCACGGAATCAAGCCCGAAAAATTCGATCTGCTAGTTCTGGTTTTCATCCACCCTACAGAGGGGACAGTCGTCAAGACTTGTCGCAAGTCGGACGTTGAAAACTGGATCCAGTCCAGCGGTGCTAAGGTTCAGCGGGACGGTTACAATATCAATTTTCACCGTAGCATGACCCACAAAGACATCCCCACCACCGAGTGGCACCCAGAAGGGGGGTGCGAGATGTAATCCCCTAGTCGGGGGGTTGACGGGACAAAAAAATTTGGTAGACTTTGGATAACTAAGGAGAAAACAAAATGATGATTTACCCTACTCAGAACGACTATCGCCAGTATTTCGCCACGATGAGCAAGGAATTGCTCTCAGTGTGGATCGAAGTTGCAGAACGCAAACTGCCACACTATACTAGGATCGAAGAGGTCGAAACCGTAAAGGCCGCTCTAATTGCGGCTCGTTGTGCATTGGCTGCTCGATAGGAGAACGAAAGAATGAATACTGAAAAACTCATGCAACGATACCCGATTCTCACTGACGCCTGGAATCAGTGTACCCTAACCTGGAAAGGTGTTGAGCAGAACGGAACGGTTCACAAGTTCAATCGAAAAGAATTGAGAAAAATTGTAAAGGCTAACCGTCGGTCGGTCGATAAAAGGTTAGTGGGTGGGAATGACCACATGATTGAAAAGGTAGGAAAGCCCGGCTCCCCTGAAAGAGTGGTTGCATTGGCTGCTCAATATGCTAGACTGAGTGAAAGTGAATCGTCACCCTTTGGAGAATGATAGAATGACAACCTACGAAAAAATGACAACGCGAGAACTTGACGCTTGGATCCGGGAAGGTGGGAAAGACTTGAGCGATAATGCTCAAACGTACACCCCAGCAAAGTATAGGCTAGTCGCCCATATGGTACGCTCTGCCGTTCGTGAGAAGTTGCGACGGCTTCACCACGCCGACTACATGCGTCGGGAATACGCTTGGGAAACTGAACGGGCGATCAGGGGTGGCACTGGGTGGAGTTGATCCCCCATTGGGGGTATGGGCGCGAGCCCACCCCTCCAGTGAGGGGGTAGCCCCCTTGTCTTACCTAACCCTTCGGGTTGCGTATACATGCGTACAGCCAGCAAATACCGTGCCAAAAAAAATTTTTATTTTCTCGATTTTTTTGCTTGACAACTAAAGTTCTGCCTGGTAAAATGCCGATATAAGAAGTAAGAGAGAAAGAAAGAGAGAAAAAGATGTTCAAAGCAATTGCAAAAGGTTTCGACGGTTCGACTCACTACACCTCAGAATTTCGCAACTATGCTGATGTCCTCAACTACGTTTTTGCGACTTTCATCGGTTGGGACGTTATTAAAGATATCGAAATTATCGACGCTCAGACTGGTGAGTTGGTTGACGTTGTAGAAAATTAAACCGACCCCCACTAGGGGGGTTGACAAGGCCGGAAAAATTTGGTAGACTTTGGAAGTAAGAAAGAAAGAGAGAAAAAAATGACAACGCTAAAAGCACAATACGATAGCCTTCAAGAGCAATTCCACAAGATGACCGATGAAATGCTCTCGGTGTGGATTGAAGTAGCAGAACACAAACTGCCACACTATCGTCGAACCGAAGAAATACTATCGGTTCTCAATGGCATCCACGCCGCCAAGAGCGTTCAACGCTATCGAGAAAACAATTGGGAATAGAAAGAGAGAAAAAGATGAGTAAGCATGATGATGATCGGATCACCTCTGACGACCTTCTGATGAATCAAGAATCATTTGAACAGATGATTGAGGATTGTCATGATGAGGAAAGCGAAGAACGAATTGTTAGTTTTGCCCAACAGCGTCGTGCTGACAGGCTTAGGAATTGGAAGAAAGAGAGTGAAAGAGATGAGTAAGTATCAAATGTTCAGTACCTATCGTCGCCATGATGGCGGTTACTTTGAATGCTACAAGAACGATGAGTATCTTGGCAACGTGTACGCTAGTACAGAGAAGGCTGCAAGGTATAAAGCCTTCAAGTTGTTTGGTGTTTGGTGCAATGTTTATTGGCAAGATGGAGAATGAAAATGAAAACTAAACTTTACAATTCGGAAACTGTACCGCCCTCACACAAGGAATGCCCAAGCGGTTACTGTAGAACAGAGAACGGGTTTTGGACTTACTCACGACGAGCGGCCCGTAACCCTCGTTTGTTTGGTAAAAATGCTGGTTGGATGTTTGTAGATATGAGGAAAAAAAATGAAAAGTAAACTTGATAACGATGGTTTGGCTGTTATGTTATTTCTTATTGTGTGTGTTATGGTAATATTTATGGAAAGATTGGGGTAAGGAATAGCCCCTCTTTGGTGGGGGTGGGCGCTCGCTCAACCCCTCGCTGGTGGGGTATCAAAATTTTTTCGGATTTTTCTCTTGACATTCAAGTTTGCTGTGGTAGAATTCCGATATAAGAAGTAAGGAGCACAGGAAAACAGGAGGATGAAGATGAAAACGGAAGTCAAGTACGTCTCGGATTGTTGTGGAGCAGATGACCCAAGGCCAACTCTGCGTCGTATCGTGGGTGTTTGCCGTGCTTGCGGCTGCACATGCAGGAAGTTGGGTGAGATTTCGCCGGGTTCGGGCATCTATGAGGATGATGGCCCGGTAGACATCTATGAGGACGAGTTCAAGAACCACCGGGAGTATGGCTGGTGATTTTTTCTTGACAAGTGCCGATAAGTATTGTAGACTAGAGGAAACCAAAGGAGAACAAAAATGAAAGCACACAACCCACGAATCGTTTGCCGCGACGGCTTCTCAATCAGTGTTCAGGCCCGTGAGAGTGCATACTGCACACCACGAAGCGACCACGGCCCATACAGTACGGTAGAGTGCGGATTTCCTAACCGTGAGCCGTGGACACTAAAAGAGTTCGCTGAACTTTGTGGAACGGATGATTACACGCAAACTGTTTACTCGTATGTTCCAGTTGATCTAGTTATGCATGAGTTGGATCTGCATGGTGGAATTGTGGAAGGAAGGTTGCCAGAATAGGAGAAATTGAAATGGCTTGTATACAGACTATTTATGAAATTCGGATTCGTGATCCGCTCAGTGGTGACGAGCGAGTGATTAGTAATGGAACTTGTTTCCCTGTCACGACAGAGTGGCAATGGCTGATCGACGCAGGGTTTGCGGTTTGGTACTATGTTTAGGGAGAATGAAAATGAGTGGTTACAACGGTTACAGCAATTACGCAACGTGGAACGTCGCCCTCTGGATCAAAAACGATCAAGAACTCTATAATATC